CTAAACTGTTCATCTTTCGCCCTTTGTTAAGGCCGATAAGCTACTTATCCGAGTAGCCCTCTCGGCGTGTGTAGTTAAAGTATGAACCTAGCTACTGACAAAAGGCAACGCGACACGCCCTACTTAGCTAGTCTCTCCTCTAGCAACAGCTCGTAAATCTTGTCCACGCGTAGCTCTATACGCTCAACCCTACCTTTCAGGTTATGCCCGCCGTTGCCGTCATCGCGTAACTCAGATAGGTAATACTTAACAAGGTGCCGCACAAGCCCAGCCATAAGCCCTGAAAGCGTAGCAATCCCCAACGCTACGGCTATGTATGCCTGGGCCTGTGACACTTACTTAGCGCCTATCCCAAGTTGCTTTTCATTAGGTGCTATAGCTTTAAGTACTGGCCCGATTAGCCCAGCTAAAAAAGCATTAGCTAGTACTTTAGGGTCTGTGATACCTGATAAATACAGCGCACCCACGCACGATAGAGCTGCACGTAGGTAGGATAAGGCCGCAGCCTTTAGTTGCTCTTTCATTATTGCTCCTTCAATGCCCCTTAGTTGATTTGTTTTAGTACAAAAACCGTATTGGTACCTGAAGCCACAATCCCATAAAGGCCTTCATTATCGCCTACGGGTAACTGCATTTTATCATCGGTGTCTAGCTTGTAACCGTTTGCTGTGGTCACGTTGCTACCGCCTATGTACGTGGTACCGCCTGAGTTATGTAGCCATACGGTTTGATCCATAGAGTTTGCAGCTACCAATAATGTAGCTGTAGTACCTACGCTTACTTGTGAGCTAGTTGGCATTTTCTATCCCTAACTTGGTAATTAAAACCCTGACCTTTTCAGGGCTTAGTGCTATCTCAAAGTGCATCTCGTCTTTTCTAGTCCAATCCCCGCCCCAGGTTAGCCCGTACTTTTTAGCTAGCGCACGGATCATAGGTACCTTGCTGGCCTCAAACGTGCCTACCTTGCCTAAAGGATGCTTTGTAGCGTTTAGGTCTATAGCTGTGCCGCTAGCGTGGTTACTTAGCTTGCCGACTACGCCTCGTACGTCTCTGTAGGCATAGCCCCAATCGTCAAACGTGCCGCCTTCTATTGGCTCTATTAGCTCATTAAACTCTTTAGCAAAGTTAATAAGCAACGGCGCTACCTTTTCTGCGCAGCGGATTTTAAGGCTTGTGCCCTCAACCTTAAAAGGCTTAACGCCTATCTCAGCCTGATCCTTAGACGCTGGCCAGCCGTTGTAGCTAGTCTGCATTAAAGCCCTAGTGCCTTCAACTCATCAAGAGTTAAACCGAGTGCAGCCAGTTTTGCTTGAGCAGCCTGTTTAGCATTTTCTTTGTCAATTTTATCTTGTAATCGTTTTTCTTCTGCCAATTTATCCGCTAAAACTTGCGCCTTTTCTTCAGGTGAAAAATTGCGCTCGGTGGTTGTACCGTCTGCAAAAGTCTCAATAATGTCAGCCATTTTTATACTCCTTAATTAGATAATCCATAGACAACGACTTTACAAGTTAGTGTGCTAGAACTTGCAAGCAAAGTAAAACCGTCATAAGATGTTGAATTGTTTAGATAACCGCCACCAAAACCTGAGCCGTCAATTCTTGAGTTTATAGTCTGATAATTAGTTTTTTTAGTTAATTGTGGGCTTTGTAAATACACAGTTGCAGCGGTTTGAATTGTCGGGTCTAAATTAAAAATATCAAAATTAGCACCACCATTTATTCCACCATAAACACCTGTGCCACCAAATAAAGGTGCAGACGTTGAGCCGTAATAAACTACGCCTGCGGTGTCTGAGCCAGAGGCTCTTAAACGCATTAAAACAGATGGTGTAGGTGTCGCAGTATTCGCTTCATAAATTGCAATAATATAATTTTTGTATGTTGAAGTAAAAACACCATTTAATGAAACGGATGTAACAGCGGCGGCGCTAACTTCTGCACCTGATGTAGTAACTGTTCCCCCGCTATTGGCTGTGCTTGTTGGTGTAATAAGAGTTAGTGCGCTACCACTTGCTGGGGTAGCCCATTTCAAGCCAGTAGAGGCGGTACTATCCGCCACAAGTGTTTGGCCGTTTGTGCCAACTGCTAGGCGGTCAAAAGTATCTGCAGCTGTTCCAGCAATTAAATCGCCTTTAGCATCTATAGCTGTAGCCATTGAGTTAGTAACGGTTACGGTGCCGCTTGTGCCACCGCCGCTAATACCTATGCCAGCCGTAACGCCTTCAATATCTCCTGTAGCACCTGAGGCTACCCACGCTGCACCGTCATAATACCAAAGGCCGTTAGTGTCTTTAGTAAAAGCAAACTGCCCCTCTTGTGGTGAGGTGATAGCAGCATCTCTTGCCGCCGTAGATGCAAAGACGTTAATACCTTGCATTAGGTAGCCGTTAGTGTCAGCTGCCGTAAGTACCTCGCCAGTAGTAAAGGTCTTAAAACCTAATCCAGCTGCCATAGTCCTATCTCCTTAATAACTTAATACGCCGCTGTCAAGCAAACCGTATATGGATGAGTCTAATATAAAGCCGTCAATAATTGGCTCTAAAGTGGTAAGTGTTGTTTTCCAGCTGTTAGGCGTAATGCTTTGAGCAACGCCAAACACCTGCAAAGTCTTAGTTAGCGTTGATCCGCCAGGCTGGTTAGTTGTAATAGTTACAGGGTCAAAGTAGTCCAGGTCTAGCGCTGCAATAATGCCTAAGTTGTAATTATCGGTATAAAGGTCTAGCTGTATAGCATCGCAGCGGATACTAGTCTCAGCCCTAGATGCCACGTATGCCTGTGCATAATCCAGGGCCACGGCATCGGTTTGCATTAGCAGGTTTTGCTGGTTGTAGCTATGGATAAAATACTTATCAATACTGGCTGCGTTAGTAGCTACCTGGGCTGTGCCCCCTGTACGGGTAATGCTGGCTGAGTTGTAAACCAGGGTATCGTCAAGGCGCCACACCGCATCGAAGTAACTAATATCCGTGCCGTTATCATTAAATACTGTAGGCGTAGCCCCTGTACTGCCAGCCGTAACGCTACGATCTTGAAAGACAAACGAGCCAGCGGCATCTACATACAAAGCGCCGTACTCGCTAGTCTCCACCGTTTGCATAGCTGCAAGGCTTGTGCGGGCTGTGCCTGGGTCTGCCTGCATTGTGGTTAGCCCTGCATCTACGTCACGCATAGAGGCTGGCCAATCAATAGCATCTAACAAGGCGTTAATCCTTGCACCGCTAAGCTGACCCGCTGAGGTGCCCGCTACGGTACTAATCTGTGCATTTTGTGCCAACCTAAAAGCATCTACCGCCTGGATAGTTGTGTAAACTACATCATTAGCGTTTTTAGGTGTAGTAGTTGTATAGCTAGTAATAAAGCCTGAAAAGATAGGGTAAGTAGTTGCACCGTAAGTAGCTGTAATCTGCACTTTACGCATTGGCGTTAAAAGGTTGTAATAGGGACTACTTGGGTTTTGTGGGTTAAAGTCTCCGTTTTGGTCAACGATACGCATAGTAAGGGTGCCAGTTTGGAATTGGTCAGCTTGTGGGTTACGCCCGCGCTTTGTCTGAATACTATCTACTACGTCAGATACGTCCACAATAACGCTAGCTGCATCCGCCAAGATATTGGTGCCTAATATACCGCTATCCAAAATCATAGCCTGAGCAAAGCTAGGGCCAGTACTAAAGTTAATAACAGCGTGAATTACTGGCAGGGTCATATCGCCCCAGCAAAGTTAAGGTTATTGCCAAACCTGTTATTTTCTTGTACTGCCGTTTGTACTACTTCAATAAGTCCGCTGGTTTTATCTATAATCTCTACGGTTACGGTTGAACCTGATCCATAGCCTGCGCCTCTGTTCATATCGGCGCTATAGCCGCCAAAGTCTCCTAGTTTTCTTTGGAACTCAATTAGAGATAAATAGGCAGCATAATTTTCTTGCTCTTGTAATATGGCAAAAGCCGTAGCGCGCTCGGTAGCGGCATCGGCATATTCTATAACTGCATCTATAGAGGTGTTAGGGTCAAAAACTACGGGTGCTACATAGTCTCCTGTAGGGATA